ATGATGGTATCAACGGTACTATTTTTTGGGGAGACGGTAGCACCGACGCTTTGTCCTTTGGCGTTGTTGCGAGCCATACCTACTCTGCTACAGGGACATACAAGGTCAGGGTTGTTTCTTCTACAGAGGTAGGATTAGATACGGTTTACGGCTCCAATTTCGACAACCCGCCAACATCTATTGATGCGTGGGGTTCTTCTTTTAACGGCATGGGATTCCGAACTGACTTAGGTAATGTAACTACAGTTCGTAGGTATCCACCAGTAAACTTTACTAATAACTTCTGGAACGCGCCCTTTTGGGACTGGAGGTCTCTTGATAGTGACTTCACGGAATACGGCCCTGCTAATCTTTCGCCCCCTCCTGCCGGAGAATACTATTTTCCCTTTGTTTTTTGTGACTCATTTACAGGGATTGGTTGTGAAAACCTGATTGACTCTTCAGCAACAGATATACAAGGGTTTTTCGCGATATGCCCCCTTTTTAATGTGGACATCAGCGGTTGGGACGTAAGTAATGTGGTTGTGTTCCAATATGTGTTTCAGGGCTGCACCTCATTTAACCAAGACATTTCCAGTTGGGATATGAGTAGTGCTGAAGAATGCCGTGCTATGTTTGAGAACTGCACCTCATTTGACCAAGACATTTCTAGTTGGGTCGTGAGCAATGTGTCTAATTTCAGAGAGATGTTTGATGGCTGCACCTCATTTAACCAAGACCTTTCTAGTTGGGATGTGACTGGTACGGGTAATGCTGCGTCAAATGCGACGGGGCTTCATGGCATATTTGAGAACTGCACCTCATTTGACCAAGACCTTTCTGGTTGGAACGTGAGCTTCAACAAAACTTTTACCAGTATGTTTCAAAATTCGGGTATGACCCATAATCTCAACAGCTGGAACACTTCTTCTGGGATTCTGTTTTCTGCCACGTTTTTCAACTGTCCTTTTGACCATAGTCTTGAAAACTGGAATATGTCGAGTGCTTTTTCTGCGAATAATTTTTTAAACAACACCACCATCTCGTTGTCTAACAAGGCTAAAACTTTGGTGGGAATAATGGGTAACAACCCCGCAGTTGGTGTTAGTGCAACGGCTGTTTTAGGCACAACAGTTTTTGATAAGTCTGCTACGATTGGTGTGGAGGGGTATGATGGTCAGGCCACTTACGGTGCGTGGTTAAAGGCTACTGGAACACCTGACCCAACAAATAGGGCGTCGGGTACAAATGACAGTGTTGTTTCAAATAAACTTATTGATAGTTCAGCAACGTTTACGGCCACGGTTGTTTCGGGATGCTTTGTTGAGAACACTACTGCTGGTACGTTTGCAGAGGTAACCACTGTAGTTAGTGATACAGAGTTGGATTTAAGCGACGATATATTTACTGTTGTTTCCGACGCTTATAGTGTCGACGGGGGCGTCGGTTGGGCTTTTTCAGGAACATCATTTGTATGAGTCACTTTATTTCTACCAAGCCTTTTTTTATTTTAGAAGGCGTTCCTAATCACTTAGGGTTTATTTATTCAGCAAACCCAGTGGGAGATACGGTTACCACTAGTTCTAGCTATACGGTTTCCGAATATGATAATGAGGAAGAATTTGCCAATGCGGTTGACGCTTTAGTTGGAGAGCAGGGGTGGTATTGGACGTGTGAACATCGGCTTGAGTGGCCTGCAAACCCAAATGAATGGAGTTGTAACGACTTGGAGCCTTAACCCCCTCGTAAAATGGAGCTGAAGTATATTTACAAGACCAACGAACACGACCAGTATTGGATTTACTGGGACGGTCCAGTATACGAGGCGATATGTCCAGCACCATTACCCTATTCGAAATCCTCACTGTCGCAGCGGCGCTTGTCGGGATTTACTTCAAGATGCAAACCGAGGTCGGAAAATTGAAGGGCCGTATCGCGATGCTGGAGAAGCAAGAGTTGCAGATTATGGCGATGCTGGAAAAGCTCGTCGATGCTGTCGATGAACTCAAAATTCTTGTAGCCCGTCAAAGATGAAGTACTTCACCTACTCCGAGTTCGACAGTCCCGACCTCCCCGGCTCGGGTCATGAGATGGAGCCCCTCTTCTTGGAGAAGCTGGACTTGGCTCGCGGGTACAGCAACGTACCCTATGTTATCAACTCTGGTTTTCGGACGCCAGAACATAATGCTGAGGTTGGGGGAGTCCCGGGAAGCAGCCACCTTACGGGCTGGGCGGCGGACATCCGCACCGACAGTTCCAACCGTAGGTTCTTTGTCTTGAAGGGCCTCATCGAAGCCGGATTCAATCGCATTGGCATAGGGCAGAATTTCATCCATGTGGACTGCGACCCGAGCAAGGCGGGTAACTGCACTTGGTTGTATTGAATTGTGTACCTTGGTTCTATGATTGATTTCATTGCAGAGAACTGGGTTCCCCTTACCATCGCCATCATGGCGCTTATCAAGGTCGTCGTGAATTTAACTCCAACGGATGCTGACAATGCTGTATTTGGTTATCTCGATATCCTTATTACTGCTATTACTGGCGACCGCCGTAAGAAGAAGTAATATGGCTAAGATTAATAGCGCGAGCTACCCCGTTAAATCGGCTCCACTAAACGGAGCGGATACGGCTATTGGGACAGACTCGCAGACCGTAGATAAAGAGACCAAGCAACTTCGCGTTCAGGATATTGCTGACTTTGCCACCAATCCGGCGAATACTAATGTTGTCAACTCTGTAAACGGACTGGGGCCTATCAGTACCAGCCCTACTACAGGCAATGTGGGCGTTTCGTTGGACACCGTCTCCGGCGTTCAAGGCACATACCAGCACGCCAATGTTACTGTCGACCAATACGGAAGGGTTGTTTCGGCATCTACCAACACTCCGGTTACTTCGGTCAATGGTATTGACGGGGCCGTCACTCTTAGTCCGGGGGCTAACGTTACTATTACTCCGGGCGCAACTAACGAGCTCGTCATTGCCTCTACCGGCGGCGGCGGCGGCGGCGGCATTACGCAGGTAGACACGGGCACGGGCCTCGACGGTGGACCTATTACGACCACGGGTACCATCAACCTTGCGGACACCACTGTAACTCCCGCCTCGTACACCAACGCAAACATCACCGTCGACCAGCAGGGGCGGATTACCTCAGCCAGCAATGGCGACGGCCAGCCCAACCAAGACTTGCAGTCGGTGCTTACGACGGGTAATTCTGCTGCGTCAAACATCGTGCTTACGGGCTCGGGAACAGCCTTTACAGCTACGCAGGGAGGTCTATATGTTCAGGATGCAGACTGGTCGCAGTTAGGAACTGGTAACATTTTAAGGCTGAGTGGCGAGCTGGAACTAGGTGGTCAGATTAAAGACTACTACGACCAAACCGGAACTAAAGGTCAAATGCTTATTTCCGACCCCACCCTACCGGGTGTTGTATGGGTCGACCAGCCTGTCTTAGCCACCCGTGTTTTTGTGTCCAACTCTGCGCTCCTGTCCTTAACATCGGCTGTTGGTCCAGAGATTATTCCTGCTCCCGGAGCGGGGGCAGCCATTCAGGTTATTGGCGCTGCTATAAGTTACAATTTTGGTACGGTGGGATACAATTTTATTGGTGACTTGGGTTTATTTACTGGCGTAAACAACGCGCAGTATACAGTGACCGATGCTGTCATGAACGCCCCCGTTGACCAGTTCGTTAGTTTGGATAAAGTGTCCATGGGTAATCTTGCGCCAAACCAACCTCTTCAGTTGAGGATGATATCTGGTGCCAACACCGCTCCTACCGCCGATGGCGATGCGGTGTTAGAGATTACATATAGGGTTATCTCAGCCTAGTGAGAGACATACGCAAGGTTTGTATTGGTCCTGACTATAAGGACTCCATGTGTTACTTGGTGGGACAAGCCGTACTAGGCAACTCCCACCATGTGCATTTAATTAAATACAATGAGGATACCGGGTCAATCCTCATCTATATTGAGCAGGGCGATATCGTGGTGCTTTGGAAAGAGTTCAATAGCACGATGCCTACTTCAATAGAATACAATATTAACTTTTGAGAGCCGTCAATCAATTCGTAGTTAGGGGACACAGATACAATAACACCAAGGGCGACCTCATCGTAAATACTAGCGAGGAGGACCACCGGTTCTCAAACCGCGAGGGAGAGGTAGTGGCATTGCCGTTGGGTTATGAGGGTCCTATAGGTGTTGGGGATACCCTCCTTGTCCACCATAACGTCTTCAAGTTCTATAACGACATGAAGGGCCGTAGGCAAAGCGGTAGGAGTTTTCTTAAAGACGACCTCTTCCTTGTCGATTTCGACCAGTTCTATATGTACCGCAGCGATGGGGACTGGCATCCCCACGACAGGTATTGTTTTGTGCAACCTATACCACCTGAAGACTCAACAATATTTAAGCCCGTAAGTGAGGAGCCGCTGATGGGTATTATGAGATATCCTAATGATTATCTTATGGGTCAAGGCGTTGAGTCCGGAGACACCGTTACGTTCCGTCCGGAGAGCGAGTACGAGTTTATCGTAGACGGAGAGAAGTTGTACCGAATGTTTGACCACCAGATAACATGCAAGATTCAAAGAAGCTAAAGGAGCGCATCATCGCTGCGGGGCGTATAGCTGTTGAAGAGCTCATCAAGGTGGCTCAGGAGGATATCCTTAAGCCGGGCGACGACGACGACCTCGCAGCGGACAGGCTAAAGAATGCGGCGGCTACCAAGAAGCTCGCCATCTTCGACGCGCTAGAGATTTTGAGTCGCATAGATTCCGAGGAGGAAGCCTTGGGTTTGTCGGAGACAAAGACCGTGGCAGATAGCAAGATGGGTTTTGCAGAGCGAAGGTCGAGATAAGCTGTATAGCCCTGTAGAAGGGCTGGTATCGAAGTCTGTTATGGCTAATAAGAACCGTGCTAAGACATGGCTCTATGGCTATAACGAGAAGTACGATATGGTCATCATCTCCAAGACGGGGAAGGTTGGAGACATCATCAATATCAACGGCGTAAATATCGCTCTCCCCCCGGCACCTAAAGACATCTCCGACGGCGACAATAGATGGGTCCGTAAGGAGCTCCCTCGGGCCCTCTCACGCATCCAAAGCATCTTCCAATGGAATGATATGCCGAAGGTATTTAAGTCCGAGTGGGTGGACTATATCGAGTCGGAGTTCGACCGACGTGAGGACGGCCATTGGTTCTACAACAACCGCGTGCCGACATATATCACGGGCGCCCACTATATGTACTTGCAATGGACAAGTATCGATGTGGGCTACCCCGACTTCCGTGAGGCCAACAGGATATTTTTTATCTTCTGGGAAGCATGCAAAGCCGACTCCCGATGTTTTGGTATGGCGTACCTCAAGATTCGTCGCTCTGGATTTTCCTTCATGGGTTCCTCGGAGTGTGTCAATACCGGTACTCTAGCCAAGGACTCTCGGGTAGGTATACTTTCCAAGACCGGTTCTGATGCCAAGAAGATGTTCACGGACAAGGTGGTTCCTATCGCAAACCGACTTCCGTTCTTCTTCAAACCGATACAAGACGGCATGGATAAGCCAAAGACGGAACTTGCTTTCCGTGTCCCGGCCTCAAAGATTACCAAGAAGAATATGTACGACATCGAAGCCGAGGAAATCCTTGGCCTAGATACCACCATCGACTGGAAGAATACCGACGACAACTCCTACGACGGAGAGAAACTTCTCCTACTGGTACATGACGAAAGTGGGAAGTGGATTAAGCCCAACAACATCCTCAACAACTGGCGCGTCACCAAGACGTGCTTGCGCTTGGGAAGTAAGATTATCGGCAAGTGCTTGATGGGCTCTACATCCAATGCCTTAGCTAAGGGTGGTGCCAACTTCAAGAAGCTGTACGAAGATTCCCACCCACTTACCAGAAATGCTAACGGGCAAACTAAGAGCGGGATGTACTCTTTGTTTATCCCCATGGAGTACAACATGGAAGGCTTCATCGACCAGTACGGCCACCCTGTCTTCAATGCTCCAGAGAAGCCTGTAAAGGGCGTCGACGGGGAGATGATTAAGGGAGGCGCCATCGACTACTGGGAGGCTGAGGTAGAGAGTATGAAGAGCGACCCCGATGCGCTCAACGAATTCTACCGCCAGTTCCCTCGCACTGAGTCCCATGCCTTCCGTGACGAGAGTAAGCAGAGCCTTTTCAACCTCACTAAAATCTACCAACAGATAGATTACGCCGACAGCCTAGTCAAGGAGCACTACCTCACGCGGGGGTCTTTCAGTTGGGAGAACGGAATCAAAGACAGCAAAGTAATATTCCGTCCCGATAGGAGGGGAAGGTTTAATATCTCTTGGACTCCAAACAAGGCGCAACAGAATAGAGTAGTAGAACGACGTGGAATTAAATATGCTGGTAACGAGCACCTTGGCTCATTTGGATGCGACTCTTACGACATTAGCGGTACTGTGGGTGGCGGCGGTTCTAACGGTGCTCTTCACGGAATGACGAAGTTCCATATGGACGACGCCCCTACCAACGAATTCTTCTTGGAGTATGTAGCTAGGCCCCAGACGGCAGAGATATTTTTCGAGGAGGTGTTGATGGCGTGCGTCTTCTATGGTATGCCTATCCTTATCGAGAACAACAAGCCTCGCCTGCTATACCACTTTAAGAACCGGGGGTACCGTGGCTTCTGTATGAACCGCCCCGATAAGCAGTTCAATAAACTCAGTAAGACGGAGCGCGAACTTGGTGGAATACCTAACAGTTCTGAGGATGTTAAGCAAGCCCATGCCGCAGCTATCGAGAGCTACATAGAAAAACACATCGGTGTAGATATGGAAGGAACCTTCCGCGATACGGGAGAGATAGGCACCATGCCTTTCGTACGCACACTGGAGGATTGGGCGCGTTTTGATATCAGCAATAGGACTGCTTTCGACGCGACTATCAGCAGTGGATTGGCGGTGATGGCGAACCAAAAGCACCTCTATATGCCTGAGCAGAAGAAGAGTTCTATAAGCATTAACTTGCCGAGATACAACAACCGAGGTTTTCGTAGTGAACGATTGGACTAAATGAAGGACGTCAAGGTAAACATCTCCACTGCTGGGTTCCCAAGTCAGTTTGTTTCTGACTCGGAGAAGGCTAGTGATGAGTACGGCTTGATGGTAGGTCAGGCCATTCAGTACGAGTGGTTTAAGAAGGATGGCAACCAATGCCGGTTCTATAACCAGTGGCGCGAATTCAACCGCTTGCGGCTCTATGCTCGTGGCGAGCAGAGTATCGCTAAGTACAAGAACGAGCTCGCTGTCGATGGTGACCTTTCGTATTTGAATTTGGACTGGACCCCGGTTCCTATCCTCCCGAAGTTTATTGACATCGTCGTCAACGGCATGTCCGAGCGCGTCTTCAAAGTCAAGGCTTACGCTCAAGATGCTCTCTCGCAAGCTAAGCGCAGCAAGTATCAGGATATGATTGAGGGGCAGATGGTAGCCAAGCCCGTCTTAGAAATTATTCAGCAGAAGACTGGTGTCGACCCGTTTACTATGAGCCCCGACGACTTGCCTAACAGCGACGAGGAGCTTAAGGTCTTTATGCAGCTCAACTACAAGCCTGCTATAGAGATTGCTGAGGAGGAAGCTATCAATACCATCCTCGAAGAAAACCACTATACCGATACGCGCAAGCGCCTCGACTACGACCTTGCTGTACTAGGACTTAGCGTAGCTAAACACGAGTTCCTCCCCGGCGCGGGCGTTCAGGTCTCGTATGTCGACCCCGCCAATGTGGTCTACAGCTATACCGAAGACCCATACTTTAAAGACTGCTTCTACTGGGGAGAGATTAAGACGCTCCCTATCACGGAGCTTATGAAGATTGACCCCAACCTCACCAACGAGGACTTGGAAGAGATTAGCAAGTACAGCCAGAGCTGGTACGATTACTACAACGTGGCTCAGTACTACGAGAACGATATGTTCTATCGTGACGTAGCTACGCTGATGTACTTCAACTACAAGACGACTAAGAAGATTGTCTACAAGCGTAAGAAGCTTGACGGCGATGGGGCTCGCGTCATTGAAAAAGACGACCAGTTCAATCCTCCCGAGGAGATGATGGAGGAGGGCGATTACGAGAAGGTCGAGAAGACCATCGACGTATGGTACGACGGCATTATGGTGATGGGCACCAACATCCTACTCAAGTGGGAGGTGGCCCAGAATATGGTGCGCCCGAAGTCTGCTAGTCAGCACGCGCTGCCCAACTATGTGGCTACAGCACCACGCATGTACAAGGGTGTCATCGAGTCGCTTACGCGGCGTATGATTCCTTTCGCCGACCTCATTCAGGTTACCCACCTCAAGCTCCAGCAGGTCATCTCGCGCACCGTTCCCGACGGCGTGTATATCGATGCCGACGGACTTAGTGAAGTCGACCTCGGTACGGGCAATGCCTATAGCCCCGAGGATGCTTTGCGCCTGTATTTCCAAACTGGTAGTGTCGTAGGGCGCTCGTATACTCAGGACGGAGAGTACAATCAAGGCAAGGTTCCTATCCAAGAGCTCAATAGCAACAGCGGTGCGGCTAAGACGCAGATGCTAATTGGGAATATGAATCACTACTTGCAGATGATTCGTGACGTAACGGGTTTGAACGAAGCCCGCGACGGAAGTACTCCCGACCCACACGCTTTGGTCGGGTTGCAAAAGCTCGCTGCCGCCAACAGCAATACGGCTACCCGCCATATTCTGGACGGAAGCCTGTATATGTTCCGTTCTCTGGCTGAGGCTTTGACATACCGTATCAGCGATATCTTGGAGTACGCTGACTTCAAGGACGAGTTTGTAAACCAGATTGGTAAGTACAACGTCAGCATCCTCGGAGAGATTAGCGACTTGTATATCTACGACTTCGGTGTATTTATTGAGGTCAGCCCCGACGAGGAGCAGCGTGCCCAGCTCGAAGCCAATATCCAAATGGCTCTAAGCAAAGGTGGTATCGACCTCGAGGACGCTATCGATATCCGCGAGATTAAAAACATCAAGCTCGCCAACCAGCTCTTGAAGATTAAGCGTATCGCTAAGCAGGAGGAGGAGCGTACGTTCCAGCTCCAGCAGCAGCAGATGCAGGCTCAGAACAATATGCAGTCCCAGCAGATGGCGGCCCAGACGGCTATGCAAAAGATTCAGGCTGAGACGCAGAGCAAGATGCAGGTCAAGCAGGCGGAGATTGCTTTCGAGATTGAGAAGATGCAGGCCGAGGCTCAGGCTAAGGCCCAGCTCATGGAGCGCGAGTTCCAATACAATTTGCAGCTCCACGGTATGCAGGAGCAGCAGTTGCAGATGCGTGAGGATAAGCGCGAGGGCGCTAAGTCACAGCGTATCAGTCAACAAAATACTGAGCAGAGCAAGCTTATTGACCAGCGGAAGAATAACTTGCCGCCCATGAATTTCGAGTCGAATGAGGATAGCCTCGATGGTTTCGACTTGGCAGAATTTAGTCCACGATAAAATATATATAAATGGAAATTAAAGTACGTGACCTCGGTGAGGTCGAAGCAAAGTCTACGCAGCAGATTGAACAGGAGCTGCTCGATAAGCATGAGGCTGAGGTAAGCGATGAGACCGCACCTGAGCCTGAGTCTGAGCCTGAGGCGCCTGCGCTTTCGGAAGATGACGTAAGGTCTTTCTTGAGCAACCGTTACGGAAGGGAGATTGGCTCGTTGGACGAGCTGGCCGAGGTGCGAGAGACGGCACCTGATTTGCCTGAAGACGTAGCTGCGTATTACAAGTACAAGCAGGAGACTGGTCGCGGTCTCGAAGATTTTATGAAAGTCAACCAGAACCTCGACGAAGCCGACGGCGATGGGTTGCTAAAAGAATACCTCCTACAGACTGAAGACGGCCTCGATGCAGAGGACGTAGAGATGATGATGGAGGACTATAAGTTTGATGAAGACCTCGATGACGAGGCCGACATTAAAAAGGCTAAATTAGCCAAGAAGAAAGCTGTTGCTAAAGCGAAGAAATTCTTCGAAGAGCAGAAGGAGAAATACCAAGCACCTCTTGAGTCAAGGGGCGCAGGTTCTCTGGAGGACTCCGAAGAGTATCAAGAGTACAAGCAATATGTTGAGCAGGCGAAGACTTACCAAGAGGAGCAGAAGCGCAGGAAGGAGTGGTTTGACGACAAGACTAACGAGGTGTTCAGTGAACAGTTCAAGGGCTTTGAGTTCAACCTCAACGACAAATCCTATGTGTACTCTCCCGGTGACCGTGGCGAATTGAAGAAGTTACAACAGACTCCCGAGGCTTGGTTAAACAAGTATCTGGATGACAAGGGCTTAGTCAAGGACGCCAAGGGATACCACAAGTCATTAGCCGTCGCGATGAACCCCGAGAAGTTTGCCGAGTTCTTTTACGAGCAAGGCAAAGCAGCTGCGGTGGATGACGTGATGCGAAAGACTAAAAACATCAACATGTCCGAGCGTCCCGTGCCCCAAGCTGTTTCTAAGGGGGAATTCAAAGTTCGAGCCGTCGCACCCAGTTCGGGTCGGGGGCTCAAAATTCGTAGTTCAAGAAACAAATCTTAAGAAAACATGGCAGGTTCAGTAAATGCAACCCCCGGTTTCGACTTGCAACCCAGCGCAGAGCGGGTTCCAGTTGCAACCAACTATATCACCAACTTCGACTTCCTCAACCAGTATCTCCCTGATACTTACGAGAAGGAGTTCGAGCGTTATGGCAACCGTAGCGTCGCAGGCTTCATGCGTATGGTCGGAGCAGAGATGCCCACCAACTCAGACCTCATCAAGTGGGCTGAGCAAGGTCGTCTCCACACCAAGTACACCAACTGCACTTCTGCTGCGGCTGCTGGCACCGACAACGGCGCTGTATGGACGGTGAATGACGCCCTCAACCCCGGTACTGGCAACATCGCTATCCGTGCTGGCCAGACGGTATTCATCACCGACAACACTGCTGGAAGCGGTCTTACTAATAAGGCTGTCGTTACGTCTATTTCTGGAGACACGTTTACCGTGGCCTACTATGAGGCTGCTGGTCAGGCTATGACCGGTGTCGCTGACCCCGCCGGTGCCGTCGCTTGTACCGTAATGATTTACGGTTCTGAGTTCGCTAAGGGCACTGACGGAATGGTTGGAACCCTCGAGGCTGACGACTTCATCTTCGACAACAAGCCAATCATCATCAAGGACAAGTACGCTGTCTCTGGTTCTGACATGGCTCAGATTGGATGGATTGAGGTGACCACCGAGAACGGAGCTTCCGGATACTTGTGGTACATGAAGTCCGAGCACGAGACCCGTCTTCGCTTTGACGACTACCTCGAGACAGCTATGATTGAGGCTGTTCCTGCTGATACTGGTTCTGGTGCTGAAGCTGCGCTTAGTTCTGCTACAGGCGCGGGCACTGTCAATGCTGGTTCCGAAGGCGTTTTCTACGCTGTTCAGAACCGAGGCAACCTCTGGTCTGGTGGTATCCCAACTGCTTTGGCTGACTTCGATGCAATCATCTCTCGCTTGGATAAGCAGGGTTCGATTGAGGAGAACGTCATCTTCGTTGACCGGG